ATCTCCGCATCAACACTCTGCACATCTGCCCTATCGTATGCGTCCTGTAATGCGTCAAGGTTATCGCCCACATACTGCACAGGGTCACCGATCAGATACCCGCTTGTCATCGTTGCGATATAAGCAGGGTACGGGTGCATTAAAATATTGTTCGGTAGCCCCGTTGTCCTTTCCCTGTCTACAATGTCAGAATCACCTATATAATAATCGTACAGGGAGGCCAACCGGGTTTTGTCGATCTCGAATTGCTTGATGCAATCGTTTATGCTGTCCCTGTCAAGGACTATGTCTTTGTCCCTTGTAATCATGCTCACAGTCCTTTCAGGTTGAAGGTGGTTGCGTATCGCGCAGTAGATTCGGATTCTACACAATAGCGGGTGCTGTCGATGGTATGATTGTTTTTGTCCGGGTAATCCGCAAGGAAGTTGCTGAACCTGTCCTGTCTGTACTCATAAGTACTGAACTCCCTCGCCGCATTCGGGCACCTGGACGGGTCAATCACAATCGCGCTTAAATCCTGTAACCAGCGCATACCGTGTTCAATGCTCCCTGCGCCCTTTTTGGCTGGCATTGCCTGTACTCCCAATCTGCGCAACTCAGCAATCATGCGCGGGTCTGCGCTGTCGCAAGTAACAATTCCGTTCCCAGCTCGATTGTGTATTTCCTCTGCAAGCCGGTTCAGCGGCACCCGTATTCCGTAGAACTCGTCCACGATGTACAACTTGCGCAGTTTCTTGTTGTAGTACGCTTTCACATATGCGTCAGGGTCACCGGCAAAGCCAAAGTCATGCCCGTGCATGAACCTGTCGAACACATTGAGTTCCTCGTCGGGTATCTTCCTGATTTCAAGGTTGTCGAATACCTGACCGCCCGTGCCTGTGACTTCTCCAAGATAGGTATGCCGATAAGCCTTTTCGTTAGCATCCCTTAGCGCCTCTGCATCAGCAATGAACGCCTTACCTAACCATTCCGGCGGCACCTGCGTATAGTCGCTGTGATGAACAAGCCTTCCCTTTGCCGGGATTAAAGCCTCTGCGTTTGTCCAGTTGTTTGCACTCTGCGGTGGGTTGTAACTGTAAAACGTGAACGCCTGATCTACTGTTCGGATAACAGATTCCTTGATTGTCCGTATATCATCCATGCCGTCAAACTCGGTTGTTTCCTCAAACCACAGGCATTTGAAGTAGCCCTTTGACAGCTTGATTGACTTGCTTTTCCTCGGATCGTCCGCGCCCTTGAACAATATCCTTTGCCCTGTCAACTCATAGACAATTTCCAAAGGGCTAACCCTGTATCTGAAGTAAGCAGTAAGCCCCAGCATATCAATCGCCCATATCATTTGAGCATAGACGGTATCACGCATGGTTTCTGCAACCTTACGGTATATGATCGCGTTTGCTAATGGGTCTTTCGTCATCAGGTGTACGATCTCAAAGGAAATGAATGATGACTTTGTGCTACCGCGCCCACCCTTTAGCCAATACTCTGAATGCCCCTGCTTCTTTATATCAAGGTGTACCGGGTGAAAGACTTTAGCAATAACATCTGATATCCTGACCTCATTCGTGTACATCATCAATTATTACAGGCGGGGTCATGTTCAGGTTCATGTTGTCAATTGGTTTCTCGCCTATCGTGTCGCGCAAGAAAATGAGCGCGTTTAAGTTTCCCTTTGTCGCTTTCTTGACCTGTATTAGCAACGCCTTTGTTTGATTGTTTATGTCATCTGCATCTAAACCCATGCCCCGATAGCGTTCCATCTCGGCTTTTGTCAGTTCAGACCGATACCCCATAAGCGCGGAAATGATATCACGCATGGCCGCTTTCTTGCGCTTTGTTTCTCCCGCCGCCCTGCCGCCTTTTGCGTTGAGTTCTCGGACTAAACTCGGACTATCCCATTCGTTAAATGGCGGCTTCAGGTTCTGCTCGTTTGCCATGCGTTCTCACCTCACTTTCACCTATTGTCCTTATGGGTCTATCTCCACTTCCATCTTGTCAAAGTACTCCGCAATCTCCCGCACCAGCCTCGCCTGTTCTTCCACCAACCGCTTTGATCTCGCAATGATGTCGTTCAGGCATTCCAGCGTTGCCTTGAGTTGTTCAGCATTTGCGGTGATCCGCATTTCAAGTCCTGCCATCAGCCACCTCCGTCACGGGTTGGAATACCACATATCCCGCAAACCCTTTCTCTCAACAGCAATACGCTCGCTGCCAACGTTAAAATAAGGCACTCACAGATTGGCATACCAACTCTCCCGCAGCCCTATTTCCTCATGCCATACAAAGCACATTAGGGTTTTTGTGCCTTGCGGATAGCCCTGCTGATGTTCCCAAGCGCTTGCGTTGGATATCGTTGGCAGATGCCTTACCACAACCCCGCCGTCCTGGTACGTTGTTTTGTATTCCGTCCTGCTTGTTGAATGCAGGTGTCCGGCGTGGACTTCCGCGAACCTTGACAGCCCGTACTCTTTCCGCGCCCGTTCCTGCAGCCACCCGCCCATGTTTTTGTGTATCATGTCGCCATGCGTCCAGCCGATCAGGGAACACCCTATCAATCTGAACTTCTGCGGGTTCGGTAAAGTATCGAAAGAATAATTGTTGTCTTTTCGGTACGCCATTTCCAACGCTTTGATAAGCATAAATCCCGTGTCCCGGTCATGGTTCCCGCTTAGATAAACCACTTCCACCGGGGCAATTGCACCCAATACATCTAAACCGTATATCAGCATATCGAGTGCGGAGTTAAATATCTTTGCCATGCGCCCGTCTGCTTGTTGCGGTGTGCCCTTTGTGGTTGTCTGTGCATCGTTATCAGTGTGTAACAAGTCCCCCAGGGTGACAAAGATAATCTTTTTGAATGAGCGCCCACGGCAACGCTGGACAATATCGGATAGACAAGTTATAAAAGATTTCCGGGCAATGTGGATATCATAGTCTGCCCCGGTTTCCTGCGCCCAGGCTAATAGCCCATCGTGCAGATCAGGCAAGCATATTTCCAGCACTTCCCCTTCCGGGTCGTACTGTATCGGTAGGATTTCAGGCTTGGAATATACTCGCTCCTTGAAATATGTGTCGATACTCTCAAGGGTTATTTCAAGTTTCCGTGGCTTTGCAGATACCTTGCTTTGATACATCTGCACCCGGCCTATCTTATCCTGGCTGTGCCATAGGTTGTTTGTGCAAGTCACGATTTCCCAGCGTTTAGGATCAAGGTGATGGAACCTCAAAATATCATCAGGGGATATAGAATCATTGTCCCACAGTTGGATCAGGGTGACGCTTTCGACACTCCCGTCTGCCTTGATTGTCTGGGTGCATTGAGGTTTCTTTTTGCCCCCGGCAACTAACCGGGATTTCCGGAGAGCCTGGGTTTCCGTGTACCCCTTTAGTTCTTCGGGATAATTCGTCTTGATGGTAGTTGCAATGTGCGTCCATGAATAACCGTCTGCTCTTAGTCTTTGTACTTCGGATGATATTTCGTCAGTCCAACCCACGCAATACCCCCTTCATTTTTCGGCCCGCGCCCCATCCCTCCGCGCATATAAATAATAAGGGCCGTTTCCCGCACACCCGCGCCGAAGCCTTTGGTATGCTCACAGTTTTGTATGTAAAGCCATAAGGCTGAACAACTTAAATTGCAACATATTGCGAATTGCAATCATCAAGAATCCATTGAAAACACTCACTTTTGCCCGCTTGATTGCAACTTGAATTGCAACTGATTGCGTGTTATTGCAACTTACCGTCAACTTAACTATTCATTGACCGTATAACTTTCGCAAAGTTATAACTCTTTTCAGGGCATGAAAAAACCGCCCTAAAAAAGGACGGTTCTTCCCGACCCAAATTGTACCATAATGAGCCAATAGTAGCAAGTGTTTTCTGACTTTAATTTTGATAACCGCGAAAAACGACCATTTTCCCTAATAATTCAAGCATACACAAGGATATTTTTATGCCAAATATTTTTTCCTGCGCCATTATGGGATATCAAAAAAACATGGTTTTTAGTGGTTATTTTCCGCTTTCTCAAACGCAGTTATTGCCCTGCGCTTTAGGTCGTTCATAATCCAGTTGATTGTGTACCCCATCAGGTCAGCAACAGTAGCCCATTTGTAATTGCTGATATACCGCAATGTAAGCAGGGTTCTGCATTGCGGGTCTGCCACCCTGTCAATCGTTGTCAATGCCCGGTTTTTCTTATCAACCAATGCGTCAATCTTGCGGTTTAGTCTTTCCTGATATTGATTGATTTTCCTCGCTACCTGTTCCGGGGTAATCAGGGACGCAAGGGCTATCCCGATGCTCTCCGTCCTGCTCCCCGGCGAATGCTGCACACACACACCGTTTAACCCGCCCCAGGTCTGCGCCGCGTCCAATAATGCCTGACGCTGATCCATGACGCGGACACGCTCATAATCCAGGGCGTTGATCTCATTGTCCAAATATCGAATACTGTTAAGGAATTGCTCACCTGTCATTCTTGCACTCCTTTATTTTTGATAAGACCGGGGGCCGCACCTCGTACAGCGTCAAGCCCCCGGTGGATAGGTTCACCCATCAATCACCCCCTTTCATGCGTTTCCCGCCAAATCGCCCTCAACCACAAACCCGGGATGACCGCAGACGCGAGGATAATGTAGATCATGCGTCCTCCTTGTAGCCCATTGCGCGGTTGGCTTCGGTTATTGCTTCTTCCGCAGAATCATAAAAACCACAGTATTCAGAAAAGGTATCGTCGTATCGTTTTCCAATCGACAAAGAACCTTTCTCACATTCGACCCACCAAGATGGACGGAAGTACCAATTTAGGGGGTCCTGTGGGTTATCATAAGGCTCTTGGCACTTCCCGGGATTGTGTTTAAGGACAAGCCGTTTACCGCACCCGCACGGGACTAAACCCGTTTCAGGGTCGGGCTGTGGGCCGCGCAGGGCGGCGGCACCCATGCGGAGGACGGTTGTATATTCCTCTACATTCCGTCGTGTTGGTTCTTCCCCGGATATAAAGTGCTTAAGAGTACCCGCCCACGCATCCGCCCTTTCCGTCAGCACTTCGGCCGCTTGCTCGTTTGTCATGTCAGCCATTGTCTGCCTCCTCCATGTGCTCAAACGAATTCACCCACACCCAATCGTTTACATCCCAGCCGTGGCCGTCCTTTGCATAACAAGTGTTCCACACCGTCTTGTACTCACCAATTATATAATCGTGGAGTTTGTTCCAGCTCTCGCTAAGCCATAGAGGACTAACAGCAATACCTTCTGCGATACAATCCTCAGCGCTTATGTCCTGCAACCTCTCAGCCCTCACGCTCGTCACGCGCAGGAACAAACGGGCGGCCTCACGGGGCATGTGGATGGACGGGTGCCACTTCCCCCAAGCGGCAGGTTGCAACTTGTCGGCTTTGTAGAGATACATTCGAGGCGAAGCACCTGCGGCAATTTCCGCATCACTTGGGTGCGCCCACGTTTCCCGCACCCACAGCACATCACCGGGCTTGTAGAGTGGTTCGATATACTTCACATCACAATCAAAACCGCCATCGTTTGATGTTTCAAATCTGCCATCCCGTAGTGTCTGAATGTGCTTCGGTTGCGGCTTAATCAACCGCCTTGTCTGTGTCTTGCGCCCTTCCATGATTGCCCGTACCATGTCAGTGTTAAAGATTATTGGTTTCATTTTCTCCTCCATTTCCTTCGTAGCGCCGTCCACCCCACCAGCGCCCAGCCGGAAGCCCAGATGAGCAGCAGGGCGTGTTGCGCGTCAGTCATTGTGCATCCCGAAGGGTCTGCTCGATGTTAAGGGGTTCGGGATCGTCCCACGAAACCAATGAAGCAAGCGGGGAATCGTCAGGCAACCGTGCCACCATCCCCAGTTTATTGTTATATGTGTTTCCATCTTTCTCTGGCTTTTCTGTGTAAACGTAAGTCCTATCTTGCCATAAGTCTTTCGCCATCCACCTCGCCCCGATCAGTTTTTGAGCGGCTTTCAGCAGGTCAATCTGCCCATCCGTCAGGCGCGGCTTGCGGATGATGCGGTCGGGGTGATTAACAATCTCGGTCAACCTATCAATGCTCATCACCTCGGCCCATCCAAAGCCTGGCTTGTCATATAGCAGATACCCTTGCTTGGATACCATGTATCTATATTTTTCTGTTTCATAACTGAACACTTCCCCCGGCTCCACGCCCAGGATTTCATTCATTCTCATACTTCCACCCCTTCCAGCATTCTTTTCAGCGTCCTTAACCTTGTTTCGTCCGTTTCCTTTTCGATCTGCTCAATCAGCCAAATCTTCAGCCCCATGAGATTACGCACCCTGTCGGCACCCTCACGGATAATTTCTGCGGATTTCCGCACTTCTTCTTCGTTTGCCTCAAGCTGCTTTTTGTACCACTCCGGCAATTCATACTGAACCTGTAAAGATTCTTGAGTGGTTTTCTTTTCAATCAATTCGCTACAAGTTATCCACTTTTCCCCGTCATATATATATGGTACGGCCGGGTCTTTGCTCGTATCTACCCAACCATCACCACGTTCTGGGTTATTGGGGGCGCCCCAGCTCAACTGTAATCTTGTCGCGTCAAACTTTAATTCATTTTCGCTCATACGCCCTCCCTCCAGTCCTTCCACTGAGAAATTATCGCACCCTCTTCAATCACCAGTTGACCGTTACGCTTCGTCAGTGTGTATATCTTTCCCTCCTCGATTGCTTCAAACAAATCATAAATCATCGTATCAACCTGTAAGGATTCCTGAGTAGTTGAGATGCAAGCCGGACACACTTGGTTTCCCTCACCCATTTCAGCCCCGCAGGACACGCAGGAATTGGCGTATGGAATATGGGACGGGTTTAGATAATCAGTCATACAACCTCCAAATATTTTTCGATTGATTCCTTGGCCTCTGTCCACCCGTGGCAAACATCCACCCGATACCCCTGCGCCCGCAAAGCGTTAATCCAGACTTTTTGAAACACACTCACTTGCCCGCCCTTTGCCCGTTTGAGTTCGATATATAACCCGTGGTAACACCCATGAGGAACAGGCAAACACATGTCAGGGATGCCCGGTTTCACCCCTGTCCTTTTTAACAATGCGGCGGTGCGTGGCGGACGATAGCCCCCGTTTGGGATGGAATAGAGTAGTTTGATGGATTCGTTGCTTTGTAGGTTCACCCACTCGAACAGGGCGGCTTGTTCCTGATCTTCGGTTGGTTCGGTAATCATCCTCTCGCCTCCCTATCGTCCGCCATCCTGTAATTCCGTCCCTTTTCACGTTTGACTTCCACACGGAACCCCCTTGTCTTTTCGTACACCCTTGAAAACGTGCCCTCGTCAGCGTCCATCAGTTCAGACAGTAACCACTCGCTTGTGATAATCACAGGCTTGTTTGCGGCGTACCGCCCGTTCAATAACTCAAACGCTACCTTCACATCTGCGTCTGTCGGGTTTAGTACCCCTGTGTTTTTGGTTTTGAGCAGATCGTCAATATACAGGACTTCCACGTTCAGGTATCGGTTAAGGATTTCGTCATAGGATTCAGGGTCATTTGCCAAGCCTTTTAGCCTTCGTGCGTCTGTCTGCCATTGAAAATATCGTACAGAGTGCATCTTCAGCAGTTCACCGCAGATTGCCGTGCAGATATGGCTTTTTCCCGAACCAACGGCACCGCCCACGAACAGCCACGGCTTTTTCTCGATTGCCTTGATGTATTTCAAAGCGGTTTCCTTCATCCGTGTCTGCCATTCATTCCCTGTCGCAAAGTTGTCAAGCGTCCAGTAATCAAGCACATGAGACAGCCCCGAATACCCGATGCGGTTTACGCTTTCGGCGGCAACGCGGCAGGTGCATTTCCTGACGGCACGGTTGCCCGCGTCATCCTCATGCCAGGTGAACCCGTCATCCATGCAGATCGGACACTTTGGCTCAAATGGGATTGCTGTACTCGGCAAACCTTGATTCAGCCTTTCCACCAGGTCGGCTATCGTTACTTCCTCGCTCATCTTCATCCTCCCATCGTCTTTGATTCAGCCAGGTTGTAGGGTGAGGGATGTATTGCCCCCCGTTTACCTTCCATTGCGGTGTTTTCTTTTGCAGCTCGATTGCCTTGAGCATGTTCTTCAACAATTCAGCATCAGGCTTTAATTTGGAAAATGCCTCCCGTGCTTTTTGTTTTGCTATTTTGACTGGGTAAGATTTCCAAAAGATATCAAACTGGGTTTTCGGCTCTTCCCCCTTATCAATCCCCTTATTAGGTTTAGGTGTTTCAGAATCAGATGTATCAGATGTAGATATATTATCTGTACGGTTTACATTTGATTTACGTAAATGTTTACGTAAATGTTTACTGTCGGCAAGTAGCTTTTGTTCCTCTCGGTAATTCCTCATGTAATTCCTGATGTACTCCTGTTTTCTCTCCATCCCTTCTATGTTTTGATGCTTGCTCCAGTTCGGGACGGTGACAACGCCGTTGATGATTTCTACCATTCCGAACTCCTCAAAGGTTTTAAGGGCAAGGCGTACAGTATTCAGCGGTCTGCGGAAAACAGCGGCAAGCATTTCATCCGTGTACGGCATTGAATCCCTGATAAGGAACACGCCCCGGTTATTCTGCTTACCTGCCAAGCACAGCAACTTGAACCAAATAACAATGATGGTGTCCTTTTCGGGCAACTGCTCAATCAGCAGTATCTTTTCATCATCGAACAAGTCAGTAACAATCTTGATCCATTTCACGTCAGCCATGCGTCACCTCAAAAGGGAAGATCATCATCAACAACAGGCACAAACCCAGTCGGTACGGACGGTGTGCTGTTCGGTGGCGTGTAGGATAACCCGGTATCATCTGCATCACTCCGCTTTGTGCCGATGAACTCAACATTGGTAGCGGTCACATCAAGGGACGCATAATGGTTCCCGCCCTTTTCGTAGGTGGACACAGACACAGAACCGACAACGGCAACCTTTGAGCCTTTAACAAGGTATTCCTTGCAGATAGCCGCCAGTTTTTCCCACGCTGTGATCTTGAAATAGTCGGTTTCCTGTACGCCGGCTTTCACTGATTTGCGCCGGTTCACCGCAACGGTGAAAGAGCATACTTCCTTGCCTGTCTGCGTTGTCCGCAGTTCCGGATCGCGTGTCACATTTCCGATAATTGTTATACTATTCATGCTTTCACATCCTCATTCAATGCCTGTATTGCCTTTGTTATTGCGGATATCCTCTTTTCTAACCTCATCCACTTTTTCCCTACCGTATCTTCGTGTGCTAACCTCTCCTGTTCTTCCTGTGCATCATCCCGTAGTTGAAAGAGCAGTAAGATAATCGGTTCAACACTAATCATTGCTCCACCTCCACCCATGCGTTTCCACCGGCATCAAAGTGCATGTTGCCGGTCGGGACTAAAGCCACTTTTGAAACATAGTCCTTAATCAATTCTTCAATCTTTTCCGCATCAACCCGGACTTCCAAAACGGTGACAATCATGCGTCCTCCTTGTAACCCATTGCGCGGTTCCATCTTGCTTTTGCTATTTTTATTGTTTCACAGTGATCTGTTTGTGCGTTGCAATCAAGGCAATGCACAGAGTAAAGATGCCTCCTGAAGAGCGACCAGTCTGCCGTGTATGCCTTCCCCCCGCAACCGCATTTGACTAAACCCGTTTCAGGGTCTGGTACGGGGCCGCGCAAAACATCAATAGCGGCATCAAACGCAATCAATTTATTGTTGTAACTATGGATTTCTCCACCCCCGTATTTCCGGTATGCTTCTCTTAGTTCGCTGAGCGACTTTACAACTTCTCCCCGTTCTTCCCTTGTCATTTCAATCCTCCGCATACGATTTCCCGAAAGTGTTGATAAAATCCTCCCGTGTGTGCGTTTCCTCAAAGTGTTTTTGCGCCTCTGCCTTCAGCCGTTTCCGCAATTCGGCATTGTTATGTACCGAATCTCTCCGTCCCGTGTGGCAAGCATTGCAAAGCGTCAGCAGATACCCGTACTTCTCGCTTTTCTTTTTGTAGGCTTGATTGAAAACATGGTGCGTTTCCAGTTGGTAGGGAGAACCGCAAAGATAGCAGTATTCGGCTTTAGGCATTCCATTCACCTACCATCTTGCTCAACTCGTCAGGTGTCATGGTTTCGATATTCAATTCCTTTGCTTCATCGACTATCCCCGAAATAAAGATGTTCATTTCTGAACTGGAATATTTGGAACTGCCTACCCACATTCTTAAGTGTGTGAAATCCTTACCGTTCACCTTGCCAGTCCCGATCTGCTCCCAATAGTCCAGTTCCCTTTCAACATCGGGCAATTTGTCTGTCAGCGCCGAAATCGTTGTGCCTTGCCCGTACCGCTTCAGCATTTCAAGGTAAACTTCGTTTTTGTTCATCGGCGGGTACATCTTTTCGGCAATCTTGGAAATCAAAAGCCACGCATAATTGTTCGCATTTGTTGAGCGTCGGTTTCTATGCTTGTCAATCTTGACGGCAAGTTTTTCGTCCTTCAGGCGGGTTATTTCCTCGATGTGATTCGGTGTCAGGGCAAGGGTGAGAAGCAACTCCCCACCCATGCCCCGCGCCATGCTGCTGATCGTTGCCGTGGTTTCCATCAGGACACCTTGTTTTTCAGGGCAAGCAGGAAGTCCTCATACTCCCCGGCTCCCATTTCGTTCAGGCGCTTAACCCCCATTTCGTCCGTGATCTTCTTCAACTTATCAGGCGTGATGGAATGTGCCTTTTGAATATCGCCGACTTCCTTGATACGCCGTTTCAATTCGTCAGGCTGGACGGTCATGGTGACTTTTGCGGGTTCCTTGACTTTCTCCGGGGGAATCTCTGCTTCTTTGACTGGTTTCCCTTGCGCAAAGGTAAACCGTTCCTTGCCTTTCTTATCAATCAGCACCAGCTTGATAATCTCCCGGCTTTCGTTGCACTTGATTTCTTTCACGGAAAGCCCGAACCTGAAAGTTGCCTGATGCTTGCCGGATTTAGGATTGATATTCCACTCCCCTTCTTCCAGTTGAATGAAGATGAAAGGCCCGGTGTACAACTCACGCCCGATGCCCCAATTGAACCCGGCCCTCTTGAAAGCGTCTGAAGCCTCGCCCTTTGTCGCCTCGGTATTGGATTCAACGCCCACATCTTGTTTTGAAACCCATTGATTTTTGTCTTTGTCCCATACCTT